TTACTCTTGCCCTTGTCCTGAAACGCTCATACGTAGGCTCAACCGCTCGGGTGTAACTTTATGACTCCGAAGACGATTCAGTTCAGGTTCGGTCAAACGACATAGGATATTGTATCGTTCTTCTGTATTGATACCGTTACCGAATATCCATAGAAATTCAATATGAGGAGCTAGCGCGGCCTTTAAAATATAGTACGCGAATACATTGGTATTTTCTTCCCACGTACCGGTTTGCCGTGCGAGTATTTGCGTCGCCTGATAGTCCTGCCACTGTCGCTGTTTTGTCCATGGAACATTGTGCCATCCGCACCATAGCCATTCGGCGTATAATTCTGTCCAGGCTTCAAATAAATGGGGCATAGTTTTTCCGCCATCCAATCCCCAGCAGGGCAACGGAGTCTCAGGCATTTTCCAATCCCATCCCATTGCGTGTATGACTTCGTGAAGAATAACGCGGTCGTATTCTTCTTTACGATACACATAAATCGCATTGGAACCTGGGATAGCCCATCCGCCATTGACATTGCGCTTACTCGGCCATTCGCTGACTCCCAGTTGCCGCGGATCGTCGCGCCACCATAAGAAAACCGTGAAATTCCGCGGAGTTCCGAGCCAGACGAGAAGCCGATTGACTTCGTCGGCGATATCTGCTATAGTAGTTGGTTCTTGCGTAAAGAGTAATAATTTTCCACCACCGGTAAGGTCAATCGCGTATTCACGCGTATCTACCGCATCCATGAAACGCTGGATTTCTCCTTCGTCAAATCCGTTCGGTCGTACTTCATTTCTTACGAGGTGCCGCTCTTCGTTTGACAGCGGTCTTGGTGACGGCTGCGACGGCGGCGTTGGTTGCGGCCTCGGTTGCCGCAATTCCTGCGAGGCCTGGAACGCTGACTGATGTTGTGACTGCGACTGCGACTGTACTTCCTGAACGCTCGCTCTCAGCAACTCCCACGCGCTCATTTGTAATGGTCGTCGGTTTTTCTACCGAACTATGTTGCCGAATCGTTTCGTACAGCGATAAAATACCCGCTTCTAGAGAGAGTGGCGTACGATAGGATGTATGTGGCTCTGCCGACGTCAGAGCTTTCATCGACTCCCAAAATACGTGGGATTCTACCATAGTGTGCTGTCGCTGTAGCGCAGCCGCGCAACTATCTATGATTTCTGGACCAGTTTGACACATACTCAGCGCCTGATACACACGTCCGCGAATCCACGTGATGACATTGAGATTCGGTGCTTTTCCTGATCTCGCGTGCCGAATAAGCATCGCGACCATTTCGTCGTAATAATCTTGTACTCGACGAGGCCACGCGGGAGGCACTCCGTCAGGAAAGAATTTAAGCAATTCCTCGGCGCGTTCTACACGTCCCTCCAACTTTTCCCACGAAACCGATGTTTTGAGCGTATCCGGAATCGGTAATGATTGCCAACACTTCAATGACATACGTGGAACACGATACTGGACGAAAGCATCCTCTAAGAGCGCAAGCGGACCCGTCATCTCTCGCGCAGTTATCCACAGCATACCTGAGGCCTCGGGAGGTAGAATATACTGTTGTATAATCGCGCGTACGCGAATCGCCGCAGGCAGCGAAAGACTGTGTGCGCGACGCAGAATCACTAACTTTCGCGATGATGCCCGTAATCCATTGAATACATCGCCGCTAGAAAAGAAGGTCGTCAAAAGTTCGCCGATAATCTGCTTATCTTGCATAGAAAGATTCGGAATATCAATTTCAAAATGATACGGACTGGTGACGACACGGGCTTCGTATCCGTCGCCGACCGTAAAAGTTCGCGTTTCCATCGGATATACGATTTTTCCTTTATGGGCTTCTTCAATCCACGCACGCGCTTGGCGTAACTTTCCCGTTCCGCTCGGACCTATAAAAAGCCACGGTATGTGTAACCGCTCCATTGTCTCTTTGAGTTAAAATGGAGTGGAACTGTTTAGACTTAGAGGTTCTACGAACTCGCCGCAAGCGTATCGCGTAGATTGCTCACGGCAATCGTACTCACGCTGACAGAAATCAGCGCCGCCGGAAGAATCACAAGTAATACGGTTGCCAACATAAACTGTATTAAATAATTGGGATTGTGCGCAAAGTGGTACAGCGCCAGTGAATATGCAGTAATCGACGCCGCGAAACTAAATACCGAAATAACCGTCAAAAGTTTCGTATTTTGCGCGGAATCCTTCGGAACCAGAGTCGAGAAGGTTGCTACAACCGTAGTAAATAACGCGACGCAGATCGCAATCGCGACATAAAACGGCCAATTGGCGGAAGCCATTACTCTACTTACCTGTAAGTTTTTTCAAAGCACCCGCTACTTGATTCAGAGGCGCTTCCCACGAAACCGGAGTACCTGGAACATTGCTGATAATCACGACGATTCCACATAAGATAAGAAAAGTCACAACTATCGGCATTAAGAACCGACGGAAATATACGTCTTTGAGTTCGAACTCCATCTACACAATGAATTTATATTTCTTTACTATATTTAAGAATGGATAGCACATTTCAGTGTTCGCCAGCGCTTCATCGCCGGGCAGGAGAATCGTGTCTTCCGCCTGCTGCTCTTGAACGTTTACGACGTATATGGAATAAGGAGCATCCCGGTCATAAAATTACAGCGTCGGGAACTCGTAAAAATGGAAAATCGGTGAATCTCTGGCTGAAACTCAAAGAAGCGATGCGTAAGCATTACCATTGCGAAACGGAATTCTGTGCGGTCAAGAAAATGAAAGGACTCACTGAAAAGGAGAAAGCGCCGTTGCTCGCATATTTCCGACCGGAAAAACCCGCCGAATGGGATAAAAAACCGACGCTCTGGTTGGATAGTTTCAATATTGAAGATGTGATGAGTCAGTATGAACAGGCAGAGCCGTCGTTTAAATTTATTGGACCCGTACCGATTGATTTTGATACGGAAAAAACGTTTGGATCGTGTATTGTGAATGAATTGTGTAAATTAGATATCAATGCGCTGAATACAAAAGGTATTCGGAAAATTGGAATCGTCTTTAATTTAGATAAACACGACGAGCCTGGGTCGCATTGGGTTTGCGCATTCATTGATATTGACGCAAAATCGGCCTATTATTTTGATTCGTACGGATACGAACCCGAAGCCGAAATCGTTCGTTTACTGGAACGGTGTAAAGCACAGGGATGCGATAAAATCTATTACAACGATATTCGCCATCAACGAAAGGGCTCCGAATGCGGTATGTACTGCCTTTACGTAATTATTTGTCTATTACGTGGTAAGTCTTTCTATACAATTTGTAAAAATATTGTGGACGATGATACAATGAATACATTTCGGGATATTTTATATGCCGAGGAAAAACCTCGAAAAGAAGCCTTAGATGTCGCACTCAAGAAACTATGTATCTAGAATGTTCTTGAATTTCCAACATATCATATTTATGTTTGCTACGGTAATATAAAGAATGAATCATCTAACCCCTTTAGAAGAATGAGCGCACGCGGAAATGTCCCGACTTCCCAGTTCCTCAACGGGACCAACTATCAAAAAATCGTCGGATTTCTCCGCCAAGAATACGCCAAGAAAACTGGTTCGCCCGCTATTTCCAAACGTATGGATGAACGTCTTCAGAAGACAGTACAGCATTATATGACGGAGGTTGCGCGATTACAGCCGGGTAAGGCTGCTGCGGTTCTGAATCAGGAAGTTCTTCGGGAAACTACGGCATCTATGGATACATGGCTCAAGCGCCAGGAATCCGCCGCCCCACCTACAACGACCACCGTAGGGACATTTTCGCGTCCCGATGAATACAATCGTCTGTTTGAAGATACAGGAACGCGCTACGAGAATATGATGCTCGACCGAATGCCTCCGACGGCTGCAGTTCCGGCCGTACCCGATTTTCGGCAAACGAACGATGTACTCGAATCCGACGAAGATCCCGTGCTGCTCATGCAACGAATGCAAAAGCAACGCGAAGCCCAGTCTCGTATGCTCGGTCTCGCCGGTCCTCCGCCGGTAGCGACGCCTCCTCGTCTAGAAATTAAAGAAGAGCCCGTACCGTCGGCTACGCAACCTATCGCTCCCCAGGCGGATGCTCCGCCGGCGTTGCTCGCGCCACGGCCGCAGGATTACATTATTCCGCAAGAAGCTATCGTCAAATATCGCGATACGGAAATCAATCTATTTATTACGAGTGCGGATCGCGACTGGTTCCGAAATACTGCTGAGAATCGCTACAATTTTACGGTGAATTTCAATACCGGTTCCAAGAAAATCGGATACGGATTTAATACATCCGTCCAAACTCGCTTACGCAATATTCAACGTATTGAGTTTGTCAAGGCGATCGTACCTATTGAAGCGCTAACGCAGATTGTGCGCGTGGTAGGGACAAAGACTAGCGAACCGCTCGTGACGAACTATGATACAGGTCGCGTGGTCAATGTCTTTTCCTTACCGTTCGTAGGAGTTCGTATCGATGAATTGGAGCCGAACGGATACAGTACGAAGCCCGAAGAAGATGCGACCTTTGCTATCGTTCAGTATGATACGACGTGGTCTTCCGATCTCTATGCTCCCAACACGATTGTCAATCCTTCTACGCCACCGGATAATAATGTTTGTACAAAATCTGGTTACACGGGACTGATACCGAAATTCCTGAAGACCCAACGGGTCTATACTCCTACGCCCCTCGCGACGCTACAGAAACTCTCTATCTCGATGCAGCGCCATACTGGTAATCTTCTCTCTACCGAT